CGAGTACGTGGAATCCACCGCCTTGGTGACGATGAAGCGGCCGAAGTCCACCACCTCCGGGCCGGGCACGAAGAAAACCCCGCTCAAAATGGCACCCTCCCACTGAGCCCCCATGGACTACAACCTCCACACCACCACCCAAGGCGACCGCTGGGACCTGATCGCCTGGGACCACTATGGTGATCCCTTCGCCTTCGAGGAAATCATCCGGGCGAACCCCGCGGTTCCCCCGGTGCCGGTGCTGGCCGGCGGGATCGTCCTCCAGATCCCGATCATGACCGTGGTGACCGAATTCCCGGATTTCACGCCATGGCAGACCTGATCGCGGCGGCCAAGCCGGATTTCCGGATCTACTACGGCGGCGGCGATGAAACCGTCCTGATGGATCCTTACACCGTCCGCGTGTCTGTGACCGACCACCTCACCGGCCAGGCCGATGAAGCGGAAATGGTGCTGGAAGACCGGGACGGGGTGTTCCTCGGGAGCTACTTCCCCAAGCGCGGCGATGATTTCAGTCTGTCCCTGGGCTGGGAGGGCGGCGACCTTCCCGGGCTCTGGAGCATGGGCGGATTCTCCATCGATGAGGCCCAGGTGAATGGCCCGCCGGACCAGCTGGTGATCCGCGGTCTCAGCACCTCGGTGAAGGCCGAACAGCGCAGCCCGCGGACCCGGGCCTATGAGTCCTGCACCTTCGATGAGATCGTCACCAAGGTCGGCGAAGCCATGGGCTACGCCGTGGTCCCGCCTGGGATCGACCTGGTATTCAACCGGATGACCCAGGCCCGGGAAACCGACCTCGGCTTCCTGCACCGGATCGCCACCGCCCATGGCTGCACCGTCAAGGTGAAGGGCGGCCAGATCATCGTCCAGAAGCTGGAGCGGCTGATGGGCATCGCCTCGGACGTGGGCATCGCGCGGGCGGACGTGATCCGCTACTCGATCCGATCGAAGACCGCCGAAACCCAGCGGGCGACGGTCAGCCGCTACTGGGATCCGACCAAGCGCGATCAGGTGGCCTTCCTGACCGCTGAAAAGGTCCTGGGCGCTGCCACCACCCACCCCGTCCCCGCGCCCAACGGCCGCGGCCCGAAACCGGCGGCGCGCACCTCCCTCGGACTGTTCGGTCCCAAGGTCGACGTGGCCAAGGTTTTCGATCGGGTGGAGAACGCCGCCCAGGCCCAGGCGCGCATGGACGCCTCGCAGCTGTGGGCGGTGGTGGGCAACGTCGAAGGTTCCATCGAGCTGCTGGGCGACCCGCGCATCCGGGCGGGATCCAATGTGTACCTGTTCCCGGAGGACTGGGGCGCCCTCGGCAGCTGGTACGTGGTCAAGCGGGTCAAGCACACCCTCAGCCGTCAGCAGGGCTTCACCACCGAAGTGGACATCTGCCATAACCCGAGCGGCGCGGGGAAGAAGCCCACGAAAAAGGTCACCCTGAACGCCGGAAAGAGCCACAAATGATGAAGATCGGGATCGTCACCCAGCTGGATCCTGCGAAAGCGCGGGTCCGGGTCAAGTTTCCAGAGGAAGACGTTCAGACCGAGGCCGAAGAACCCGGAATGGAGTCCTTCTGGCTGCAGGTGCTGCACCGCTGGACTCTGGACACCAAGGCCTTCACCCTGCCGGCGCTGAATGAGCAGGTGGTGTGCCTGATGGATGAAACCATGGAATTCGGGGTGGTCCTGGGCGGGGTCTACTCGGACGCCGACCCGCGGCCCGCTGCGCCAGACACCAGTTCCCACCTGGAATTCAGCGATGGAACCATCCTCGAATATGACCCGGCCGCCCACAAGTTGACCGCGGACATCAAGGGCAGCCTCGATGCGAAGACCACCGGGACCGCCAAGTTGGAGGCCGGTGGGGCGGCTACGCTCAAATCCCCCAACATCAAGCTTGATGGACCCGTGGAAATCACCGGCCTGCTGACCGCCAAAGCCGGCGTCAACGTGACCGGCACCGTCGACGCCACCGTCAACATGACCGCCGGTGGATTCGTCGACGCCACTCTGGGCACCAAGAAAGCCGGAGTCCCCTACAACCACCCGTAATTATTTCGCGCGGTTTGGTAGATGGGATCCAGATTCGGCCCCAGCGTGAGGACATGGCGCTGGACCTCCGGACCCTGGACGCGGCTTTCTGGCAACCCAAGGTTGGGGAGCTGGGCGCCGTGGTGACGGGCCTGGATGACATCAACCAGTGCATCCTCACTATACTGTTGACGCCGAAGGGATCGGATCCGCTGCGGCCTGACTTCGCACTCAATATTTTCGACTACGTGGACAAGCCGGTAAACACGATCCGGGCGCCACTGGTCCGGGACGTGATCCAGGCCATCACCACCTGGGAACAGCGGGTGAAGATCCTGGCGGTCGCCCTCGAGCCGCAGGACGATCTGGCCGGCTTCATCCTGTCCGTGACCTGGACCCTCGGCGGCGCCGTGAATCAGGAGCCGGCCCAGACCACCAGTGTCCTGGTTCCGACCTCTGGCCAGCTGGTTACCAGCCCCTTCGTGGCGATACCGTTCGCCAGCACGATTTCCCTGGACGAGGTAGATGGGGGCGTCCTGTGACTACCACCCGAATCCGAATTCGCCGCGGCACCAAGGCCCAGATCGAGGCAGTGACCGACGGGCGGGATGGTGAACCCTTTTACTCGACGGACACCGAGGAATTTTTCATTGCCGACGAGACTGGCGTGCCGCAGCTGGTTTCCCCGCCGCCGCCGGCTGACTTCGTGGGGGCGACTTCCGGGGACGACGGGGCGGCCGGGCTGGTTCCTGCGCCAGTTGCAGGAGACCAAGTTAAGTTCCTCCGTGGAGACGCAACCTGGAGCGCCCTCGGGGGCACCAGGACGACTGTTTCCTATACAACTGCAAGCCTGGCGGCGGGTGCTTCTGAATCTGGAAGTTTTACGGTCCCGCAGGTTTACAGCATCCTGAAGGTGACGACAAATTATCCAGCGCGGGTGAGGGTGTACCTGTCCGCAGATCAGCAGACCGCGGACCTCTCTCGACCAGTGACGGAAGATCCCACCGGGAACCATGGCGTGGTTTTGGAGACGGTCACCGAGGCTGGAATGTTGTCGCTGGACCTATCTCCGGCGCCGATCTCTTACACGCCGGACGCTGGAGTAACCGCTTACATTACTGTCGAAAATCTTGACACTGTTTCTAGGGTTATCGACGTTGATTTGGGGATTCTGGAATCGTCCCTGTTGGTTGCCGGTGGCGCCTATGCGTGGAGCAACATCACGGGCGTTCCGGTGGCGTCTGCAAGTGAATCAGGCATTCTGCAGTCTGCAGATTGGTCTACCTTCAATGGGAAACAGCCTGCCAGTGGCCTTCTCTCTGCAATCGCGGCGCTCGGGCTTGGGCTTGTTTCTATCACCGGTGCAAGCGCGGCATCGGTGCTGCCTCTCGGTACGGCCAACCAGGTGGTTGGCGTCAACGCGGCCGGGAATGCACTGGAAAACAAGTCCATCCTCGGGACCTCCAACCAGGTCACGGTTTCCCATGCGGCGAATTCGATCACGCTGTCCTTGCCGCAAAGCATCCATTCAGGGGCTTCGCCTACCTTCACCGGGATGACCCTTTCGGGTCTCACGCCCGGGCATCTGGTTTATGCGACCACTGGGGGGGCGTTAATCGGGTCAACGAACATAACCACCGATGGAACGTCAAAATTAACGATTGGCTATTCCACTGCTTCAACATCTTCAAGCACCGGCGCGCTTGTCGTCACCGGGGGGCTTGGCGTTGGCGGTGCAGCCTACATCGCCGGAAACTTTCGGGTTGGCGTTGGCACGGGGGCTCCCGAAATTGGCGTCGACGGCGCTGCCGGGAACAACAGGTTGGTGAAGTGGTTCACGGGCGGCAGTCTCCGTTGGTCACTGCAAGCCAATACGACCGCAGAATCAGGATCAGATGCCGGCTCGCACTTAACGCTCACGGCCTATTCGGACGCCGGCGCAAGCTTAGGTAATTATATTTTGTTCTCTCGTGCTGCCGGCCAATCCATTTATTTTTATCGGCCGCTGATCCTGCTAAACACAGATTTAACGGTAAGCGGTTCGTGCGCGATTGGATCGTCAACTAAAACTAATGCACAATATGTAACAATTAGCACCGCAGCCGGCTACAATCGTGGTTTTCTAATTTATAGCGGAACGGCGGTTAGGTGGACTTTTCTTGCAGATTACACGGCCGAAACGGGGTCCGATGCGGGAACCAATTTTGCCCTGTGGGCGCACAATGACGCTGGCACCTATGTTGATTCTCCTATCGCGGTTACGCGGGCGTCTGGGGGCACGGTCACGATTGGCGGAACCACCAATCGTCCGCTTACGCTTAACGGGACTGGCGTCATCACCATTGCGGACGGTAAGAATTTCGCTCTAAACACGACCACCGGGACCAAGATCGGAACCGGCACAACGCAGAAACTTGGATTCTGGAACGCGACGCCGGTTGTGCAGCCTGCAGCTCAGGCTGATGCCAGCGGAGGCTCTGTGATCGACACGGAAGCCCGCGCTGCCCTTAACGGCCTGCTGGCCAAGCTCCGCACTATCGGATTGATTGCTACCTAGGATCGACCATGCCTCTCTCGAACGCTACAATGGCTGCGAACGCAGGAAAACACTTGCGGGTTACGGCTCAAGGTGATGATTTTGAATTTGTTGACGCAGCTGCTGCCGGAGCAACAGGACCGCAGGGACCGACCGGTAATGCAGGCCCAACGGGTCCACAGGGGAATCCTGGAGCAACTGGAGGTACTGGGCCCCAAGGAGATCCAGGAGCGACCGGTCCAACGGGTCCAACAGGTCCAACAGGGGATGCCGGGGCACAGGGGCCAACCGGACCCCAGGGAAATTCGGGATCAGCCGGCGCCACAGGCCCAACGGGGAACAATGGACCAACAGGACCCACCGGTCCTACCGGACCAGATGGACAGGTCACAACAGCGAACCTGAATACGACCGAGAGCATCTACCGGACCATCCTTCAGGCGCAAGGCTCCCATATTGCGGCGAAGGTGGCCGGAACGTATGCGATCCCAGCGGCTGATCCACTGGCTGTATCTGGCACCGGCACCCTTTACGCAATCCCTTCGATTTACATTGCCGCGGCCGACTACCCAACATCGGGGGGCGCAAAAGCCCCTAAGCTCCGCGTCCGCGCCCAACTCTACGTCAACGACGTGGCGCTGTTCACCGGCACTTTCAAGGTCGGCCTCTACCCAATCACGCGCCCCGCAACATCTGGCGGCGCTGGGCTCAACATCTACACTCTCGGGACGGTCGTGGCTGGGTCTCAGGTGACGTTCACAAATCCGGCGGCGGATAGCGCAAACGCGGGGGCGTCGGCAGACTTCGCCCTCCCCGCC